CGTAACGCCTTGTCGCCTGAATACAACAGCGTTAAAAAGCAGGCCTCGGCTATGGGCGCGATATTGCCTGCTGCACAAACGCAATCATTGCTTGATACGGCCAAAGACTTGTTTATGCAAGACCCTTGGGGTCGTCAATCAAGTTTGCTTAAGCTGGTTGAGAAACAATCAGGAGAATTTGAAAAGCTGAGATCTCGATCTGCCAGGCAGGCCATATCACCAGACCAACCGTTGCTAGGTGCTGGTGGGGATAACCTGCCATCCGTAACGGGCGACTTGTCTGTTGGTTTGGATATAACTAGTTTGGATTCTCTCAAGCGCCGGGTAGCAGAAGACATCCGCACAATTAAGTCAGACTCAACTCGCGACAAATTAATATTGCTACAGCAGCGCGTTGACGACGCTCTTAATCAAGTGCAAAGCACCAGTGGTGATGTAAGAGTCAATTTTCGAGGCCAGCCAACCACCTTTGGCAGCGCCATGCAGCAGCTAGATTTGGACTATTACACCAAGGTCGGCATCCCTTTTAAGGATGCAGACGCAGTGCAAAAAATTGGGTCGCAAGAATATGCAGAGCGCATCGCGCCTCAGTTGGCTGGAAGCCCTACGTCAATGTCGCAATTCTTGCGCATAGCTGGTAATGATGGCGTGCCTTTAGCCGAGAAGGCTGTGATGTCCAAACTGTACACGCAATCTTTGGGCAAAGATGGGTACATAGACCCGGTTAAGTTAAATGGGTTACTTACCAAAACTAGCAACAACGGCGGGTACAGCGACATTTTGACGCAACTGCCAAATTTGCAGGGAAGGCTGACAGACGCTACACAACGTGCTGATTTTCTATCGTCTCAGCGCGTGTCCATTGACGACGCAGCCAAAGCTGAGCGTGTGCGTATTGGTGACAGCTTCTTGGCCGACTACGACCGAGGTGGGGTAGAAGCAATTTCTTCACGTATGTTGAGCGCAAATGGCATTGGCTATCAAGCTAAATTTATGAGCGATTTGAAAAAGTTGTCGCCAGATGACCAGACTAACGCAACGCTTGCGGTGCGCAACGCAATGGTCAGCAAAATGCTAGATAGCAAAAATCCGTTTGAATTCTTAAACAAGAACAAAGCTGCGTACACTAAAATGTTTGGTAATGCGCACGTTGACAACCTAGCAGCAATGGCCGACCTTCAGAGATTGGCAACCAAAATAAACGTGGAGAGATTGCCCCTGAATGAAATAGCCATCAAACAAATGTCGGCTTTGCAGCGCCTTCTTGGTGGTGTTGACCCCAAGCAAATATCCGCGATTGCGGTCAATCAGATTTCTAGCGTGTTCAATAAAGGCTTTCGAATTGCGGCTTTGATCGGCCAGCAAAACATTGACCAAGCTACAAAAGAAGCGCAGCGCAAGTTGTTTATGGATCCAAACGGTCTTGACAACACAATCAAAGCCACGACTCGATTGATTAGTAAAAAAGGTCAAGACGTAGATTTGAAATCGTTTATTAAACCAGAGGATTTATCCAATGCAGTCAGTTCGTTAGGCATGAACGTATTGCGATCTGGATACTTGGGTGGTTCTGTGGCAGCGTCCGAAAGCGAGGTCATGACAACAGAACCTGAGTCGTTCTATGAGTACACCCCACAAGAATAAAAGGCTGCCCGTGGCGCCATCCAAGAAGCCCAACAATAAAAATGAAAGCCAAGCTCACTTTTTTTGTCACGCTCATGGTTAGCCTGACTTTGTGCGTTGTTGTTATGGGAATGGTTGGCGTGATGCTGCTTGGTCTGTTTGATGAAAAGGTAGACAACAACAAGATTTTTGAGTTGATCTCCCCAGCATTTCAAACTATTGTTGGCGGCTTTATCGGGCTGTTGGCTGGTGTAAAACTATCGCACGAGGATGAAAAATAATGGATTGGCTTAAACAGATTGCACCAACGATTGCCACTGCACTTGGCGGACCATTGGCAGGCATGGCAGTAAGCGCCATCTCCAAGGCCATTGGTGTTGACCCCGAGCAGGTTGGCGACATGATCAGCAACAACAAGCTGTCAGCCGAGCAAATTGCACAGGTAAAGCTGGCTGAGATTGAACTGCAAAAGCAGGCGCAGGAGCTTGGCCTCAACTTTGAGAAGCTGGAGGTGGAGGACCGCAAGTCAGCGAGGGATATGCAGGCCACAACTCGCTCGATGATGCCGCCATTGTTGGCTAGTGCTGTGACGCTAGGTTTTTTTGGCATCATGGTGATGATGTTCTTTAACCAGATTGACAGTAGCAACCCCGCCATACTGATGATGCTTGGTTCACTCGGCACAGCCTGGACGGGCATTATTGCCTACTACTTTGGCAGCAGCGCCGGGAGCCAGGCCAAAACAGATTTGCTAAGTAAAAAATGACGCCTCACTTTAGCCTTGCAGAACTAACGCACACTGACCACCGCAGTCTGGACAACACGCCAAATGCACAGGAGTTGGCTAACCTTCAGCGCCTGGCTGAGTTTCTGGAGACAGTCAAATCAGCACTTGGCGGCAAGCCCATAATGATCAACTCAGCCTTTCGCAGTAAGGCCGTCAATGACGCCGTAGGAAGCAAAGATACCTCTCAGCATAGGCAAGGCTTGGCTGCTGACTTCCGAGTGCCTGGCATGGCTCCTGACGCCGTTGTGAGGGCAATCATTTCAGCCAAGTTGCCGTTTGATCAGATCATCCGAGAGTATGACGCTTGGACGCACATCAGCATTAGCGACAAGCCCCGGCGTCAGGCACTAATCATTGACAAGGCTGGCACTCGGACATTCGCATAAGTATCCGATACGCAGCGATGGCGTCCTTGAGGTCGCCTCGCAGCTGCTCAAGCTGGTCCTGCTGTTGCTGCAACTTTAGGTAAACCTCAAGCGCAAATTTATCGAGCGTCTGGCGATCCCAGGCTGCGAAATTCGGCAGATCGTTCAATTTGATTCCTCATCCATTGTGGGCCTAAACGCATCAGTGTAATGCGCTGGCTTTGGGTTAGTTTGATTGAGTAGACCACTGACAGCGGCTCACCTACCCGCTTGTTTTGGGGAATGCGTTTGTCTCTCATGGACGTTTCCTCGGCAGTGGCGCCCAATGCGTCCAGAACTGCGTACCCGGCGTGTTTTCGAAGTGACCCATAGTCGCTACACCTGATCTACCAAGCAACAGCACTTTGACACCTTGCGGGGTATGGTGATCAATTGGTATCCAATAATAATTGTTTGACACAACAGCGGTAAATGTGCTGTCCAGCTTGAACTTCTGCTCATGCTTGAAACGCTCAAATTCTTCGTCTTCAGTATCCATTGCTCTTCTTTAGTTTGGCTTCCACAGTACGGGCAAAATCCATCAGTGCACCATCGTGGTCGGCGGGGATGCTGCTGGGCATCAGGTTCAATATTGTGCTGGCAGTCAGCCCTACCCACGGGCGCTGTGCTGCGGGTGGGGTGGCAAAGTGATCCGCCAATTCCCGCGCCCGGTGTTTATTGATGCCCTCTCGGACTAGGGTAACCACCACCATGTCGCGCCACTGGGTTGGCTCGGCTTGCGGCACTGGCCGTGCCTTCGTACCCCCACAGTCTTTGTAATGACACGCATCACCATCTTGACAAGGGCATCGCGGGTCTTTTCCTATGCATGGCTCCTGCTCTGGCTGCGCCTCCACCCTAGCAACTAGCTCTTGTACCCTTTGGTAAAACTGGATGCGTGACATTTCATCTCGCATTGCCATTTCAAAAGGCATTTTTAAGACGCCGAAAAGCATCGTATCGCTCATATCCCCTCCTTGATGTTGTGGGCGGCTTCGGCGATCCTGAAAATTTGAAAGTGATGCGGAGACAAGACTGGGATTGTGTAGCGCCCAAATTCATCCTTTTCATATCCCATCCACGAAACTTTCTTTGCTTGCACAGCTTTTGTCATTACTTCTTGAATCTGTTCATCCGTCAGCGGCTTGCGCTGCTCTGGCTGTGCTGACTTTTTAGCTACCCACGCAAGTCCAGTGTATGTCGGCTCGTACACGTAGCCAAGTGACTTCAAAATTTCTACCGCTTCGTTTGCAGCGGGTTGATAAAACTTCTGCGCTGGCTCTGCTGGCTGCACTGGTGGGGTGGCAAGACTGCAATCACAAGGCCCAACGGGTAGCGCATCGCCGTTGTGAACAGAGCAATCACTGTCGTGTATATTGCCGTTTTTGCAGGCGGCGCACTGGCAGTGTGTGGTCGCCCCTCGATTGCGCTCCTTTAGTTTGGCTTCTGCCGCAATAAGCAAATCTTCCCAGCCATACTGAGCCGCCGCAAATTTACGCCTATCTTCATCTGTCAGCCCTACCCACGGGCGCTGTGCTGCGGGTGGGGTGGTGTAGACGGGCTCAACCCATCCTTTATGATTTGGGTTGCGTTTGCCCCATTCATCATGGTAGTTTTCGTTGTCATCATAGGTTCGGTAGTCGTACCCGCCTTCACCATCAAACGTGCGCCACGCCACCGGCTCCTGCTCTGGCTGTGCTGCTTTCTTGCCATCGGCAAAACCGCTTTGGTATGAGACCAACAGAGCAGCCTCATACTCTGCAATGTAGACCTGTGCATCGTCATCGTCCAGCTTGGCTTGCGCTGCTTGGCGCTTTGATTCAAATCCAGTCATGTCACATCCTTTACTTCGTAGTCTTTAAACACTGTTCCCTTGCTGGCATTGCCACGCCAACATTCTTTGACCCAGCCTCGTTTGCCAGATTTGTATGTACGCCAGTGACCTCTGGCCTGATGCCTGCGTGGGCTTGCGTGTGTACCGCCGCGAGACTCTGACTGCGGCTTGGGTGGATCAATGATTACCGTGTGCCAGTCATACAACGGCTTCAATCCACGTTTGGCTCTGCTTACGTTGGCCTTGTGGGGTGTGGGGACGTAAGCCTCTACGGGCATATCCAACGATGCGTAAAACATAGCCACAATCGCGCACATCATTGACTGGTCTTGCGGGTCAATTGGCTTGTCAACCTCGCCTGTCTTTGGTTCGCCATTGTCTTCAGCAAACAAAAAAGTCCCAAGGGTTTTGTACCCTGTTGGCTTCATAATCCAACCCGTCACAATGGTTGCCGCTGGTTCAGCCAGCACTGACAGCATAAAGTCACCCTGCGCTGTCTTACCGCACAACATCATGTTTTTGTACGGCGCTGGGTGGAGCAAGTATTTGCGTTGGTCATAGCCAATGTATTCCTTGATCGATCCAGTTACATCAAACCATTGCATCTGAGTTGGGTCAAGGTCAGCCACCGATACCATCTTGATCATTTCTTTGACTAGCGGTGTCATTGCGGCTTCTCCTCGTCTCCAAAGTCCATATCAACAGGGTGCGGCACATCGTCATGCACGATAACTCCATGCTTATCCGCTAGTAAAAACTTACAGCATACAACGCAGTAATATCCTGTCATTTCATACTCCTTCCAATTTCTGCTGCTGCGCGGGTGATGGCGCGGCGGGTTGCTGCGAGGGGGTCAGGATCGTCAAGAAAAGC